GATTGAGTTTGAGAGCTGGCAATGAGTATCGAGTATCACATGATGCGCTGGCGCCGGTGGAATTTGCTACGCAATGGCACACCACAAGGCGCGCGCTGCAATCTGGGGAAATGGGCGCAGTCCGAACCTGATGCCGATGACGTCGCGCCGTTGTCGGATGATGAGGCCGAGGCGGTCAATCGCGCGCTGGCGTCGCTCAAGGTTAAGTATCCCGATGCGTATCAGGCCGTCATGGTGCGTTATCATGATGGGGTGTCCAACAAGCAGGCAGCAGCGCGACAATGCGGCACGAGTGTTACGGCGATGTATCGCAGTTTGCTGGCCGGTCATGCGTTTCTGGACGGATCGCGTTGTGCGGCAGGAGGTTAATCATGGCAAACGCAAAAACGGAGCATAGCAGACGGCTACGCCGGGCAACGGCGGATGCTTTTCAAAGCCGCCTGACAGCGGCTAACCGCTTTGAGGTCAAGCACAAAGACCCGGCGGTCATCGCGGCCATCCGTGCCGGGCTGGAACAGGTGAAGGGGAGCAATCAGGCGGAAAAAATTCTTTTTCTTTTAGAGTGTTATCAAAAGAGTTCGGGGTAGGGGGTTGTATTACCAGGCGCATGGTAATAAAATGCGCCCATCGGAACAAAAAACCGATACCTCAAATCAATGCGCAAGCCCACAGGGGCGGCGTCAAGTTAAGTCTAAACAGGAGACGAACATGTCAAAATACACCATCACCCACGCCTGCGGCCACGAAGAAGTCCATAACATCGTTGGCACCAACGTCCACGGCGAACGCGATAAAAAAGCCGAATGGCTCTCTACTCGCCTCTGCTATGAATGTTACAAAAAAGCACAAAAAGAAGCTGTGCCTGTGCCTGATGTCGGTTACGTAGCGCTGGAAGGCTCTGAAAAGCAAATTGCATGGGCGGAAGATATTCGCGCAAAGGTAGCTCCGCTCATAGTGGACGGGCAAGAGAAAGCAAACGCCGCATCACACCGCAACCCTGCCGTTGCCGCCGCAATGAATGCGGTGCTACAGGAATTGCGTGAACAGTCATCCGCCAAGTGGTGGATTGACCACCGCGATACCATTGATTTAGCCTGGATGACAAAACAGGCTAAGGAGAAAATGTAATGTCCCCAATTACTGAAAAGGAAATGTACACACTGGGTCAATTGACCCGGTGTGTTTGGGCGGACGGCGAAGTGCCGACGAATATTTTGAGCCTCATGCTGGCGTATCCAACCAAGGGTATCGGTATGGCGCACAATACCGATGCCTGGCGCAAGGCAGACCAAGAAGAAATCGCCCGCATCATTGCGAAACTGCCCGCCGAATGGGATGAAAGCAACCCTGTTCCGCAAGGTGCGCGCGGGGCGTTTTGGAATGGTTTTTATCAATATGCCGCCCTGCGGGATAAACAACAGAATCTAACGGCAGATAGTCTCACCGAAATTGGGGTCGTCCTTTGGGGTGAGCATTGGCAAGCCAAAATGGCGGAGGCGCTTGGGCTGTCCGGTACGGCGAGAATCCGGCAATGGCTGACCGGTGGAAATATCCCCTTTGGCGTATGGGCGGAGCTGGATTTGATGCTGCGCGCCCGTGGAGAACGTATTGACGCCATCCGTGGCAATATCGGCAAGGTGGCAACGGCGGATGTGCCAAACTCTTGACATTGGTGCGTACCAAAACTATACTAAATCCATTAGGTTGGAATGAGTGCAAGCAAATTCCATCTGAACGTTTCGATAGCCCGCCTTGTGCGGGCTTTTTGTTTATGCGCGCATACTTCCGCGCATGTCATGCCCTATCAGTTTGCCGCCGTAGGCAGATTGTTTCCCGCCCGCTCACGCGGGCTTTTTTATTGCCCGGAGGCAACCATGATGAAACTTACCAAAGAACATCTTGATTCCCTTATCGCTGGCGTGGACTATCACCGCCTGGACGGCACGACCGTCACCATTTGCGCGCTGACATTGCGCAGCGGGTTTGTGGTTACGGGTGAGTCCGCTTGCCTCGATCCTGCCAGTTTTGACGCGGAAATCGGGGAGCAAATCGCTTACGCCAACGCTTTTGAAAAGCTGTGGCAGTTGGAGGGCTATCACGTCAAGGCGCTTGCTGCGCTGGAGGGCAGATGAGAGACACCTACGACAAAGCCCTTGCCCTGCTGATCGCAGATGAGGGCGGCTACGTCAATGACCCGCACGACAGCGGCGGCGAGACGAATTACGGTATCACCTGGCGCACTTACAATGCCTATCGCAAGCGCAAGGGATTGCCGGAGCAGAGCGTCAAGGATATCTCCATGCAGGAGGTACATGAGATTTACCGGGCGCAGTATGCCAACGTCATCCGCTACGACCACCTGCCCGCCGGTCTGGATTATGCCGTCTTCGACTTTGCGGTCAACAGCGGCACCAAGCGGGCATCCAAGTTTTTGCAGGAGATTGTCGGCCAGCGTACTGATGGCGTCATCGGTATGCAGACGTTGCAGGCGGTGGAGGATTATGTCGCCCAGTACGGTGTGGAGCAGTTGATTTTGCGCCTGTGCGATAACCGACTGAAGTTCATGCAAAAGCAGAAAAACTGGAAGCGATACGGCAAAGGCTGGGGGCGGCGCGTGGCAGAGGTTAAAGCCGATGCGCTGCGCATGGCTGCCGGTCATGTGCCTGCTAACAAGATGTGTGTGGCGGATGGGCGCAATCAGAAATGCGACGGCGAGCTGTCGCTCATTGGCTCCATCAAGGAGTCGCCGCGCAGCAAGGGCGCTGCCGTCGGGCTGGTCAGTACGGCGTTTGCCGCGCTCCCGGAAGCGATGGAGGCGGCGCGTCCGGCGCAGGAGTTTGTGGATTTTGCACGCTATGCGGGCTGGATCGGTTTGGTGATCGTCGCTGCCGCGCTGGTGTACATCATTTGGGAGCGCAGCCGTGCAACGGATTAAGGGCTGGGCGCTGTATGCGCTCGCTGGCGTTGTCGTCGCCCTCGCGGTTGCGGTCAATGTGCTGCGCGCACGCAATGCCCGCCTCGATGCGGAGCTGGAGCGGCGCGAGCGCTCACGTTTGCAGGCGATTGCCGACGGCCTCAAGGCACGGGCGGAGCGCGCCAATCAGGCGGCGGTTGCGTCCAAGCGGGAGCGCGAGGAAGCGGAAAAAGGTATGAAGGAAGGACGGCGTGATTATTTTGAGAAGTAAGACGGTGGCGTTGGCCGCCGTTTTTGTTTTTGGCGCGGCGGGCTGCGCGCGGACGGAGTTTGTACCTTTGCCGCCTCCGCCCTGTCCGCCGATGCCAATTTTGCCTTCTATCAGCGCGCAGGAGTTAGGCGGGGTGAGCGACGATGTTTATCGCCGCCTGGTGGAGCGCGAATTGCGGTTGAAGGAGTTTATCGGACAGTTGGAGGCTAATTGTGGAGGCTGAGATGGAGCGACGTATGACGCTGCTTGAAGCAACGCAGCAACACCACGCGGAAGAAATCGGCTGGCTGAAGAATGAGAGCAGGCAATTAACGGCGGCTGTTTTGAAGTTGCAGAAGACGATGGAAAAGATTTTGTGGGTGGTGTCCGGCGCGGCGGGAATGTATCTCGTCAATGCGGTCGGGCTGACCGAGGTTATCAAGAGGTTGTTGTAATGGCACGTCTGTCGGCAGAGCAATGGGCAATGGCACGCGCGGATTTTGAAATCCGTGGGTTGTCGGTATCGGAGATTGCGCGCCAGTATGGTTGTGCGAAGTCTGCGGTTTCGATGCGCGCCAAGGCTGATGGCTGGCAGGCGGGCAAAACTGAACAGGCGGGAGCCGATAAGTCCAATGCAAT